GTCATTTTTAACCTTTTAGCTTTTCCACAAGCGTTTGCCCTTATTTAAATAATTTGCCCTTTTTTCGCCCCGAAAAAAAACACAAAAAAATAACCACACTCCTAAATTAATAGGTGGTGTGGTTTTGTTGATTGTAGGGGTATAAAAATAACCGCATTATTAAAGATACGGTTACTCTGTTATCTGTAAATATAATAGTAGTTTAAAAATTAGTCGTTATTGTTAGTTCTTTTTTTATCTGATTCTTTTGTTTCTCCTAATTCGCAAACAGGACTCCACATAAAAATCAACTCCTTTATATACCATAATGATACTATATTTTCTAGTTTATTTCAATTTTTCAGTTTTTAAAAATGAGTTTCTGTTTTTATTTATACGCTTTTCTGTTTTCTTTTTAAATTTTATCTTTTTGTTATTCCATTCATTGTAAAATTCTATTAAATTAACATAAAATTTTTCATGCCCTATTTTATTTGTTGATGAGATATCAATGTAAAGACTCAATATTGTTTTTAAATAGATTTGATGCAACGACTGATAAACCGTATTACTATCTGCTATGTTATTGGTAAAATGCATAGAAAAATATTCTAATTTATTCATGCAATATATATGGGTTTCATTATACTTCTTAATGAGTGTATTTATACCTTGCAATACGTCATTACTTTTAATAACAATTTCTTTTTCACCTGTCGAAAAAGTCCACTGTTTATCTCCTATATTTTCTTTAATTGTTTTCTTGTTGTCAAATTCTAAAATTATAGCCCGTAAACACTCTTCTTTATAATTCTCGTTCTTGAAAGTACGAAGCAAAATTTTTATAAATTCGGTATTGGTGACTTTTTTATAAGTGTGATATTTTGCAATTTCTTTATCAGTAAAGACTGTTCTTAGTTCGTGATTATCAAAACTTAAATTCATCTTATTCTCTAATTCATTAATTTTATCTTGCAAACCAACATTTTCTAAAATTTTCTTGTTTATCTCCCCTATATCAAAACTCCTTTTCGAAATTAATTTTGAAAACTCGTCTGCCATTTCAACAGCCTTTTCTTTCCTTTTATACCTTTTGTTAAATTTATGAACCACCGTTGCAGCATAATACGATATCCCACCAGATAAAATAGATGATATTATCGGTATGTATATATCACCTTTCATATTTCCACCTCTTTTAACACAATTAAGTATTATGATACACAACTTGCGCAAAAAGATGTAGACAGAACATAATGGCGAACAAAAACAACCACCCAGTAACTAGTATGGGTGGCGTAGCGACTATAACAACTCTATGTTATCAAGATATATGTATCGAGTGATGGCAAGGAAGAAGTCTCCTGCGGGACCAACAGTCAGATATATGGCCTCTGCCGGGCTATATAGTTCACTCCTACTATATATGCATGTAATTATAACATAAAAAAACAGGCAAGTACCGAAGTACCTGCCTGTTATCCACATTTAAATCTTGAGAGAAATGTTATCTAAAGAATAATGTTATTATATCACAATACAACATTTAAGCAAACATTATATTAAAACACTTCTTTCACAATCAATCTCTCATGCCATATCCACTCATTATGATTGTTCCAATAAATGCGACACCAACCATCTATAATTTCAAACACATATATTAATGTTCCAGGCGCGTATACAGCCTGTCCAACATCGAATATATAGTTAGTACGATTATCACCGTATCTAGTGGCTGAAGTAGCACCTAAGCCGTCGATTTTCGCATTAAAATAAGCACCTTTTGACCATTTAAGGTTATAAGGTGCTTTACTTCCAACTGTTATTTTACTTGCAGATTTACCGACTGCTTTTTGAGCAGGTGGTTTAACTTTATTTGTGATCTTATTCATTAAGCCCTCACTTTTATACTTAGGTCTAATAAAGTGAGTACAGCCGTAATAATTATCCCAACGTAACTTTGCAGGCGTATTTGCGTTACCGTCATAGTTCTGTTCCAAAATTAAAAATTGGTTTGTATTACCACCATTAAACACTAAACCAATATGACCGTATTGTTTATATATTCCTTTGGTAAATACAGCCACATCACCTATTTGTGGAACAAACGATGGTGTGTTTTCATATACTGTTGCCATGTTTTTAAAATCGTTATTGATTGCATCTTTTGCATTTCCCCACATTCTAATTTCTAACAACCAATAAATGTAATCAACTGCTAAATCTGCACATTGGTAACCATACCAACCGTCAAAATCAATATATCTACCTTGATACCAACGTAACCTTGCTCTTGCTTCACTGTATGTTTTCATTATTTTACCTCCTAGTATTTTCTTCTTGGTTCTTCATATTCTAAAGCTTGGTGGCTATCACCTATACCTTTAGTAGTCGGGTCTTGAATCACACCAGTTAATACTAAAAATCCTAATATAGCGTTTAAACCGTCTGTTAATTGCTCTGTATAAACTTGGATATCATACCCAATAGCTTTTGCGATGTTTTGAGCAAATAAAAAGATAGCTGACAATATCGCTACCCAAAATGATTTTTGTTTCATTCTAATTTTCCAATTAATCATATTCTTATCTCCTTTTACCCAAAATAAAAAGACGACTAATAAGCCGTCTATTTGATATTTATATTATGGTGTGTTAATTTATATATAGAAAAAGGGCAACATGCGCAAACATGTTACCCTAATGAGCCCGTTAAAAAGACGGTGGCTATTTTAGATTAAAGATTAAATTAATAACCATTTAACCATCGAAACCAGCCAAAGTTAGCGATGGTTATTTTTTATTGCTTAATTCAATAAGCTTGATTACTAGACCTATCAATGCAATAAGGAATAAACCAAACTGCAACATGGTACTAATTGTAATCATTAGGCGTCTCCTTTCTAAAGATTTCAGTAATGCCACCATAGGCACCACCTCCTTATACTCAGATAGCCACCATCTATCCAACTTGCTCACTTCTGCATATTACCATAATTACAACAATAAATAAAAAGTCAGTACCGAAGCACTGACTAAAACTTATTTACATTTACCGAACCAAAAACATGTCCAGAAACTATAACCAAAGATTAGTTTAAACATTTTATTCACCTCTCTTATATGCCCATAAGCATACGCAATAATGCTATAATTAGCGACCCAAATATTGTCCCAACTAAACCAAGCACCCACATTTTCATATCACGTATGTTCTTATCATTTTCTTTCTTATTCTTTTCATCTATTTCTCTTTCTTTTTGAATAGCATCTAAGGTTTTATCTAATTTAATGTTAACTTGCTCTTGGGTTTTTTGACCTAATTTAATTTCGTTGAGTGTGCTGAGCATTGTTTTATCATTCTCTTCTAACCTTCTGATGCGCCATTCATGTTCGTGTTTTTTGAACCACCCCAATTCAGTACACCCGCTTTCTAAAAGAATAAAGATTATGAGTATCTAACTCATAGCTTTTCATACTGTTTCAGTGTTAACTGTTACCTCTGGAGATAAATCTGATCTTTCAACTACTTCTTTAACTACTTTCACACGTTGTTTTTTGTTAGTTAATTGATATAACAAATTTAACGTCTCCGCAATTTTCTTAGCGTTTTCTTCAGATTTAAAATCTTGAGCATGGTTAACCATTTCAGAAGTTGTAAAACTTCCTGTGAAATCTTGATATACTACACGTTCTGTACCTTCTTTGTCGATTTGTACTAAAATAAACCTTTCTGTATTGTCGATAATTTCTTTTGCCATAATTAAATGACCTCCTTAAATTTTTGTATAAAAATAGTGCTAAGGATTACTCTTCCTCAGCACATTGTTGATTTTCTTTATTTTCTTGTATATACGCTTTTAACATCGCGTTTTCTTGTGTTAACCTCATAATTTCCTGTGATAAATAATGAATTGTATATTCAGGATTAGCTTGTAATCCTTGTTTGTTATCCTGCATTCTTTGACTCCTCCAATTTCTTGATTCTTAGTTGTTGTTCTTTGATAACAGGGATAAGATGAATCCATAGACGATCATACGCTATACCTTCAATTTCTCCTTTGTCATCATACGTGACAAACTCTTTTAATCCTAAATTCTCCACCTCTTCAGCAATCAAACCTACGTATCTATCAAGTTTATAGGTGTCTTCCGATAATTTTCTATCTTCTCTCAGCTCTCTAGCTAAAATTTCAGACTCAGCTTTATCAAACCACGTTCTAATAGGTAAGTTAAGAATAGCTTTTGAATGTTCCAGTTGTTCATCTCTATCGTTATATTGATTTTCGATAGATAACTTGTATTTACGCGCTGATGTCGAACGCCCAATTGTGCCAGCAGAAGTAATATGCAAATTAGCTGCGGCCGAATAAGTACGTCTATAAATTGAGTTAGAAGCTATCCTATCTCCTGCATCATCTGAACCTACAGACAGTAGGTCTGTACTCTGTATATGAATATACCTATTACCATCACGTCGTTTCAGCATATTAAATTTGCCATACCCTGCTTCGATTGTTGTATCTCCACCTGTTGCATATCGTCCATTAACAATTTGAACAAGACCTTTATTTCTTTCTTTAGAAAACCTGATACCCGCACCGTAATCATAGTTCTCATCAGAACCAAACATAATATAACCGTCACTCGAATAAGCATTATCTGCATTAGACAGCGTGAATGCAAATCGGTTTAATCCAGGCACTTTGTCTGTGTTTGGATATAAATACACCGGTGCCTGTTTGCTTTTGATATTCGATGAAGCGTAAGACTCCAGAACAACCCGATTATTATCTGACGTTAGTGCAACGACACCACCATAGGAATTGATTGTTATACCATTCATGCCACTATCACTGTAAGTTTTATCCCACCATTGAATCGTACCAGATGAACCACCGTCTTCACCTTCACCATCAATATAAGTCGAAATACCAAAATGTGACATATAAAGTGAACCGCCAGCGGTGTTATTTCTAAATCTTAGGTGACCGTCTTTCAGTCGCGTAAAAATATCGTCTGTTGAACGTTTCCCTCTCCAAGTACGTTGCACAATACCACCTAGTTCAATAGAATCATTCTGTATTTGAACATATCTGTTATTGTTACCGCCTTTAATTCCAATTCTATTAACATTGATATCAAGACCCTCTCTTGATAAATTAAGGCTGTTGACAATATCGGTTTTATCTACTTTATCTCGCATATTTTGGATAAGAAGGTTTATTTCTCTATTACCGTTAATATCAATTTTATCAGCATTTAATCTAATACCACGTGGCCCCACATTTAAAGCTTGAGCCACTCCGTTATCATCATATCTGATTGTTGTTCCATCTGTAACGTTTTGGACAATCTCGTTTAATATATTTGAAAGTGTACGATTGGTTGCATTAAACTCTTCTTTAGTAGTTCTTAATTTGATTTCCTTACCATTTTGTATAATTTGAGAACCATAGCGAGTCAGTGTTCTCCTCTGTGCATCTGTGCTTTCTTTGACCTTGTTGTCTGTATAAGCATTAGCTTTCTTTTCAGCGTTTCTAGCCTTTAGTTCTGCGTTTTGTTTTGCCTCTTCAAGTTTAGCTTGAGCATCTTGTATAGCGCGTTGCTCTTCTTCCGAAATTTTACCATCAGCATACGCTTGCGATTCCTTCTCTTTAAGATCATCTTGAGCATCAATGTATGATTTTAAAGCTTCTTGCGCTTCTTGATTTGCTTGTTCAATACTTGCTTTAATCTCAGGATTATTGGACAAATCACTTAACTGGTCATCAGTATATTGTTTTTGTTCTTCCAATCCGTTTCGATATTCGTTTAACGTAACTTTATCTTTGATTTCACCTTTTAAAGTCGTTCTCTCAGCTTCAGCAGTATCTAAACGTTCAACAATACCGTCTTTGTCTGTTTTATAGTCCGATGTTTTTACATAGTCACGTAATTGTTCTTTTGTGGATTCTCTAGCTGCTTCAATAGCTGATTTAACAACATTAGGTTCTCCGACTAACTGCAAATCTTCATTCACCGTTAAACCAAATTTTGTTGCTATTATTTCCAACGCTTCTTTATATTTTTCATCAGTGTATTGTGACTGTAATAATTTAAATCTATCTGAAATGGCGATTTTGACATCTTCTACATCTGTATAAACATCTTGTAATTTCTTTCTATACTCAAGAAATAAAGTTTTTGTATCTACCAACCGACCAATCGTTGCAGTTTCGGGTGTCATAGATTCTAAATTATTTTTAATTTGATTATAAACATCAATCACAGCGTCTAAACTTGCTTGTAAGTCCGCTTTCAAATCATTATCTACTAAGTACTCGCTATTCAGTAATTCTGTAGCTTCTGACAAAAGACTAGCGTGTTGTATAGATAAATTAATAAAAATATTGTTTAATTCACTGAATAGCGCTTTCTCTCTTGTTATACCACCTAATTTTTCAACATCATTTGGTGTTGCTTCAATCCATCGACCATTCCAATATCTACGCAAGACAGCAACATCAGGGTTACTTGTATCATACCAAAGCATATCATTGACTGGATTTTCTGGCGGTGTATCACTTTTGTGTATTTTGCGTTCAAAGTATTCTAATTCACCATCTACAACATCTTTAACTATAGTGTTGATATTGCTAATATTATCGTTTAACTTTTGATGTATTATGTTCAATCGCTTGTTAAACTCTTCTCGTAATTCTGATTCTTTGAACTCTTTAGGTTGACCGAATGTATATGTGCTATTTTCTGAAATTATGTTATATTCTTCGGCAATAACTTCTGCCTCTACATACAATGGCGGGTTAAAATCTCTATGTTTTACTCTGACTGTATCACCAATTGATATAATCTCGTGCGGATACGTAACTTCCAAATCAGTAGAAGTAATCTCATATGACATAACTGCCGACTTACGTTTATTTAACTCTGTTTTGGCTAAAGAACTTAATCGTGTTTCATTCATATTTTGATCATCTGATTGTGGTTCATATATCCCCCAAATATAGCGCATAGGTAGGTTGAATTGACTTTGCGCTTCGTCATCTGTCACAACTAGCTCTAAACGCTTCCCTTTGTCATTTTCAGGTCCCACAGCAATTAATGCTGTTTTGATTTCTGACATATCAATCTTCCTAGTTAACCCGACTAAATCTTTACCATATTCAATTTCTTTACCTTTGAATAAGCTGTTTTTCTTTTTGAGTACTACATATCTACCTTTGACGGTATTAGAGCTAAGCTCAATATAAAAATCTAAAACCATTTTATAGGTTGTACATAATTGCTTTAAAACTTCATATCTAGTTTGATAAGAAGTCCATGACGTAGTACGTAAGCCATCGTATTCGGTTTGTTCAGAAACTTCCCAACCTGTATCGCTCAACACATCTTTCAATGCTTCTGAAGTTGTCTTTTTCTCAAATTTTCCTGGTGCATACGGTTTAGCTGTTGTTATATCAGCAAGATAAGACGCTATACATTCTATCTCTGTGTAGCCGTCCATCGTATCTTGAACCCAGTTAATAATAAATTCACGCCATTGTTTGTTTGAATCCCTTATAATAACACGATGTCGTTCACGGAACTTTTCAGCTCTTTCTGATGATATGAGCAGTTCAAGCATTTCTGAATTGTCATTAACATTACGTTTATGAATCGCTCTAACTAAGGAAGGGTCATCAGTAGAAAGGAAATCTATAATCTTGTCGTTAAAATCTAAAACATGTATCACACTCTCATCTCCTTTCTATAAATATCTATCTTGCCATTTAACCGTCGTATCAAAGACGTTTTCAGGTTGTATGATTAATTCACTGTACCCAGAATCAACATTGAAATAATTACTTCCAAACGATTTCTCGCTCAACATTGGTTCCTCATTGATGACAACACTTTTTGCTTGCATATCTATTTTCACTAAATCACCTTTTTGTATAATGACATCCCTTGCGCCTTTCGGTTTCGGTAGAATCTCCGTATTGAATGAACCTAATCCATTCATCTCCATCCACTTATAACCGTTATACTTCGCACTATAGATAGCTATGATAGAAGCTGGACGCTGATAAAACTTACCGCCATCTATCCACTCTTTCTCATCCATATCAATAGGTTTACGTCTATCTGGGTCTTTAATGTGATCAAATTTCCAAGTTTTAATAGAAAATTTATTACCTACTCTTCTGAGCCGCATATAAACAACGATTCTGTCCAAGTTATACATTATCGGTTTATTCTGATAGTCGTATATCTTTTTGGGGTCTCCTTTTTGGTTATACAACGTAACAACAATATGTCCTATTTTTCTATCATGATATTTATTTTCATAACCAATAGAAGCAAGTAACTTACCATCACTATCATAAATATGTTGTGCTGTTCTTCCGGCACCTTTACCTTTTTGTTCAACAATACATTTATAGGTAATTTGAAAATCTGTCATCGCTTTAGGGAGCCCTCGTTTCGTGCCAGCACCAACCCAACCTTTTGCATCAGGAAAATTAGTTGCTTTATATCCTTCGCCAAGATTGGATATCACAAAGTCACCGCCGACCTTACCACCTAAGTCATTACTTGGAATATCTTCAGTAATCATCTTAGTCCAACCTTTGAAATCACGAAACTCACTATGATAAACAGGAGGCATGTAATCCTTAACTTCTTTGGTTACCTCATCATCACCAACCATAAAATAATCTTCATCATTTTTAGTGATCATAAAGTAACTAGATGGTTTTATCGCTCGAGCTTCAACAATTAAAGGTGTGTCAGCAGTGCCGTTATTAACAACCGATACTTGGTCTGAAATCGCAGTATTTTTATTTCCTGTTACTGAATATTTGTAAGGGTCTGTTAGTACTACTTTTATAGTGAACTTCACTGAACCTCTTGGGTTTTTCGGTAATTTTAATGGCCCATCAAAATATGCAAACCAATACCAATTTTTCGATTTGAACTTTAATTTTTTCGGTTTTAAATTGTCGATATCAAAAAATTTAACTAACTCTTCCAATATATCGTCATGCTTTTTTTGTCCACCTGGCGACAAGGCTTCATTTCTAATTATTAGAGGTAATTCGAATTCGATATCATTTAGATAACGAGCTTTAGCAATAGAACCTGCTCTACCTTTCACACTTTCCTTTTCAGTAACAAAATTAAAAGAGGGTATCTCAAACCCTCTTTGTACAACTAACCATTCAATGGTTTTATTGTCTATTTGAATTGTGTCTTGCATTAGATTATCGTACCCCCTCTTCTAAATTTAACCCTTGTAGCTTCATGACGCTCTCGCTTATCGATAGAATCGTTTACTTCATCATCGAACACATACTTATTAATAACTGGTTCATAATCCTTATCTGCAATAACTTGATTAGACTCAACCAAACTAACCAAACAATTAATAACCGCATCCAGTTTATTCTCCAATGTATGAATATAGTTTGTATCACTATTACTTATACTTGGATTTGGTAGATTGTTAGGTCTTTTGTTTTTAGATCGATTGTCAATATCATTAGCAGCTAAAGCTAATAATTTATTAGCTTCATTCGCTCTACTTGGATCAGTAGGAATTATCCACTCTGGATACCCTTCTTCTCCTAAGTGATACAATCCGTTGTAGACTTTGCCACCAGTAGCATATGCGTAATCACCCGCACGCTTAAATCCATCCCAACCGTAGCGTCTAACAATGTACTGCATTGCTGAAATACCTTGATGAACAGGATTGTTGAAGTTAGTATAACCAGACTTCGCATTAGCTCTAAATGTTGAACCGATAATTTGGAACAATCCTTTTGAAGGGTCACCCCTTCTTGCGTTAATATCCCAATTATTCACTGCGTTCGCTTGATAGTTACTTTCACGCTTTGCAACTCGCATCATTTGGTCGTGAATCCATTTACTCTTATAACGACCACCTAAGATATTTTGCGCTTGTCGAATTACTCTGCTGGCATACGTTGCACCACTACCGGAAGTAACTCCACCGCCACCTATTGATAATCTACCTTTTTTCTTGGCGTTTCTTAAATATGGTTCGGGGTCAAAATGGCGTCCATTTCTTCTCATTTCAAAATGTAAGTGCGGTCCTGTACTAAAACCTGTATTACCAGTTAAACCTACAACATCACCCGGTTTCACCATTGTGCCACTAGGTGGTGATTTGCTAAAGTTTTTCAAATGCGCAAATAGCATATCGATAACTCCACTAGTAATTTTTACATAATTACCATAACCACCAGACATAAATGGCATTCTTGTAAGTCTGCCACCCATCGGTGTTCTAACTTCTTGATATACAAATGGAAAATCGACACCTTCATGAAATGGTCTTCCAGTTGCAGCTGTATAAGCTCCGGTACGTCCATAATGATAATTAATTTTATCAGGGTCTAATATTCCGCCGACTAAATCGCCACCGCCCATTGCTTCTAAATTCTCTTTTATCCAATCAGTAGCACTTTTCTTAATCTTAGACCATGCAGCTTTTGTTATGTCGCCTGCAATTCCCATACCTTTAGTTAATGAATTGAAATCAATTCCAAAAGCTTCAAGTATATAATTTAAAAGTTTGCCTGGATTTTCCATAAAATCTAAAACATCGCCAACTTTATCGCCAAGCCATTTGGTACCTTTACCTATTTGATCTTTTGTCCAGTTAAATGCCGATGATGCACCGGATTTAATATCTTTCCACATAGTACCTAAACTAAATCTTGGAAGCGTTCCGTTTAACATTGAATAAGTTTGTGCACCGTTGTATACTTTTGAGCCTTTAGGTAAATAAGCGGTAGTATCTGTATTAGGTGTGATTACACGTTTACCATTAGGGAATTCAATCATTTCATTTCTAAAACCATTGGGACCATTACCGCGTCCTTTATCTCCAACTGTAGCGAATGTATCACGTGCAATCTTACCGTTTTTAACTAACCTTGTAGTAGTATGTGTGTGCTCTGTACCAGTGTGTAACTTCGGTATTTTGTCCATACCCAACTTACCACCTACCCAGTTTAAACCTTCAATCAGTTTATTAAGACCCTTTTTAATAGCACTTACCATGCCGCCGATATGGTCTTTGATTTTACCAATGATAGATTTTAAACCGTCACGCATATTTCCAAAGATACTACGTACTTTGTCCCACAAACGACCAGCTATACCTACTGTATTATCTTTGATAGAATTCCAGATGTTTGTCATCCAATTTCTTAATTTTGTAAATATATCTTTCGTCGCATTCCATAAACTTGTGAATTTAGATCTCACACCAGTAAATAAAGAATGTGCTTTATCAACTGTATTACTCTTGATATTATTCCATGTGTTAGATAGCCAATTTTTCATATTTGTAAAAATTGATTTAACACTATTGTATAAGAAACCAAAAATACTTTTCGTTGCATTCCAAATTGCCGATAATGATTTCTTGAAAACGCCTATTATAGCAACCCATATAATAGTTATTAAACCTTTAAGTAATCCACCAAAGTATCTCACTACACCTAGAATTTTACCTATAAACCACAGTTGTATTAAATTCCAAATTAACTGCACAGTACCTTTCAGTATCATTACAATGCCGTCCCAAACGCCTCGCCAGTTTCCTGTGAAAAGACTAGAGAACACTTTGATAATACCCAAAATAATATTAATAGCCCCTTGTATTACACCTTTGATATTTTCCCAAGTGCTGACAATCAAAGCTTTAACCGCCGGCCAAATAAATTGCATCACTTGCCAAATCGCAAACATGATTGGTTTAATAATAAAGTTAAAAATAAATTCAAAGGTTGCTTTAATGAAACCAGCTATATTTTGCAAAGCTTGTGTTATTTCTGAGCCGTTCTCTTTCCAGAAAGAGGCTAATTGAGCGCCTATCTCTTTGGCGAAACCAACGATTGCATCAACTACTTTAAAGAAAGTTGTTCTAATCGTATTAACTACATTTTGTATTCCTGCTACAGTTTCGGGTGGAAATATCTTCTCTAGGGTAACCGCGCCTTTACTATCACCTTTGAATAAATCAAAGAAACCTTGTAACGCTAGTTTAGCTGCTTTAAATGCGTTTGCTACACCAGAGATTGCCTGATTTACAATATTTCTAAAAGTTTCTGAACGTTTATAAGCTTGATAGAAAGCTATGCCAATACCAACTAATGCACCTACAATTAATGTTATAGGCAACGTTAAACTTGATATCGACACACCTAAAATCGGAAATAGTTTAACAAGTGATGCGATTTTAGTTCTTAAAAACGCGAATAAACCACCAGCTTTATTAACGTTTATTAACAAGGGTCCTAAAACTGTCATTGCATTCCCCATCACGCTGATAAATAAACCGAACATAAAAACTAAAGGACCTAAAACTGCTACAAATAATCCAAACCCAACAACCGCTAATTGAATTGACGTTGGTAATTTAGTAACCCATGTCACTACTTTGCTAAAAGCACTTACTATAATCTTTAGTGCTGGTTCTATTCTGTCATAAATCGTTAGGGCTAGTTCTTCTAATTGCGACCTTAAAGTTCTTAATTTCCCACCTAAACCAGATTCCATTGTATCGGCCATTCTTTTAGATGCGCCGGTAGATGAATCTATAGATTTGGTTAACTTTTGATAGTCTTCATCAGAAGCATTTATAATCGCTAATGCTCCTGACATCGCTTCTTTACCAAATATTGTAGCTGCAGAACTAGCTTGTTGGTCTTTTGAAAGATGTTTAAATTTTTCCCTCAGTTGGTCTAAAAGCTTTCGCATAGGAATCATTTTCCCATTACTATCTGTAATAGATATTCCTAAGCGTTCCATTTCATTCCCCATAGCTCTAGTTGGACTTGAAAGATTGGTGAACATTGTTCGTAACGCTGTACCTGCTTTTTCACCTTTGATACCAGCATTACTCATTAAACCTATCGCAATAGATGTATCTTCAATCGTGTAACCTAACGCACCTGCTACAGGAGCGACATATTTAAAAGCTTCTCCGAGCCCTCTAACATCCGTATTTGCTTTTGAGCTAGTTTGTGCTAAAACATCTGCGAAATGACCACTATCTTTTGCTTTTAAACCAAATGCAGTAAGTCCGTCAGTGACAATATCACTAACTGCGCCTAAATCTTCGCCTGATGCTGCCGCTAAATCCATAACACCACTTAAACCTTCCATCATTTGCTTAGAATCCCAACCAGCAAGTGCCATGTAATTCAATGCTTCAGCAGAATCTGATGCGCTAAATTTTGTAGTCGCTCCCATTTCTCGCGCTTTTTTCTTTAAAGCCTCAAACTCTTCGCCTGTAGCACCTGAAGTTGCTTTAACTTTTCTCATACTGTCATCAAATTCAATACCTTTTTTAGCAGCAACAGCAAACCCAGCAACAACCGGTGCGGTTACATACATAGTCATGTTACGGCCTACATTTTTCATACTGTTACCAATTTCTTGAAGTTTAGGACCAAAATTATTAAAGTTATTTCCGAGTTTACCCATCGCACTGTTTAACGCTTTTTGTTCTCTTTGCATGTCTTTTAATTCTTGTGTGGCTTGGTTTAACTCTCGCTCATATTGGTTTAATTTAGCGTAAGCTTCATTGTATTTAGCAGCCGCAGCTTGTGTCTTTGCACTGTTTTCACCAGTTTCTTTACTAAGTTTGTCATAACTATCTTTCAGCTCTTTAGTAATCTGGGCTTGAACTTTTTGTTTTTTACTCAAACCTTCGACTTTTATCTTCGACTTTTCTAATGAATTATCATATCTAGAAAATTGTGATAAATTAGCCGAAAGCTCACGCGAAACCATTTTCATTTGCCTATTTAAACCTGTCACACCTCTATTGAATCCAGAACCATCTAAATCAACCTTTATGACCATATTACCTATAGGATTAGGCATTTAAAAACCTCCTTTCTTCCAAGATGTAAATAAAAAATCAACCTTTAAAGGCTGATTAAAAAATATCTTTAAAACTTTTCGCAGTTCGCTTTGTTTCAATCTTCGATTCGACAATGTCTAAAAAGAAGTGTATCGGCATGTTAGCCACTTTTTCTGCATCCATGCCTTTTTCTATCAAATCTTTAGCTATTTTCCTGTAATTGTTGTAGACAGCTTCAGGTGTTAAATCTTCTTTTCTTATTTCTGATTCTCTGTCACGAACTTTTTTGTATCGCTAGGTTCCCCACCTGTAATTCGTCCAATTAACTGTCCAATCTTTTCAATACCTTCTTGACCATTTGGTAATCCTTTTTGAAGTTCTATACTGGTAAATTGATTATCAAAAGCTTCAACGATGAAATCCAAAACTTCTTCTAATACTTCCATTTGTACAGCCATGTTGTTTTCGTATTCTTCTTGCTTGTTTTTGTATTCTTCCTGTTCTGTCACACTTAAGTTATTAAATTCTTCTTCTGTTAGATCTTTAAAATCAGCCCCCTTAAAGGCTTTGTTAAGTTTCAAACCTAATTTTGAACCTTGAATTGTTTCAAACAAAGTAATAATCGGCTTCGCTAAATACTTTTGATATTGCGGCTTTCCTGTTTTTGTAAATCCTGTAATTAATTCAATTGATGTACGTTCCATTATTAAATTCCTACTTTCTTTTTAATTTGGCCAAAATAAAAAGAGGGCGTTAAGCCCTCAAAACTTACATTTCTAAATTAGATTGTACTGTAATTTGCACAGTATCAGTTTGCTTTCCTGCAGTCGCTGTAACGGTCGCATTACCTTCCGCCAAACCTTTAACGAGGCCAGTTGATGTTACGCTAGCATACGTTTGCCCCTCAGTCACTGCATAAGTTACTTTCTGTCCAGATGGTTCGGTTGTGGCTGATAGTTGTTTAGTAGCATCAACTTTAACTGTAACTTGTTCATCAGTGACGTTTACAGAAGTGACTTCAACTTTTTCTGTTTTTTTCATTTCTTTTTCTACAGGTTCCATATTTTGTTCTCCTCGACTAGACATGAATTCATCATAAGTTTTACCAAATGTTTCCATGAATACATAGTCACGACCTGTAGTGCTTCCTTTTGCATCATAACCAGTGACATGTGAACTTTCATCAAACAAACGATCAATAAAGTTACCTTCTACATCGTCATTTTGGAATTCAACCTTATCTTGTTTTGTTTGACCTTTGATGCTTGAACGTGTGAATTTACCTTTGAATAGACCAACCCATTCAGAAGACTCATCATGATTACGTCTTTCGAACACAATTGCTACATCTGGTGGAATATCCTTAGCTCCATATTTATAACCGCCTGTACCTTTTTTAGCACCATTCAAGAATGCTTTATCGTCAGCAGGAACAGTAACAAATGTTGTTTTAACACTCAATTTACCATTAGATACAGCAGTTGCAGCAACCATATCATCTCCGTAATCTTCTTCAGTATCTTGTGGTCTATCTACTTCAATCTCTTTTAAAAATCGAATTCGTGTCCCAGCGCCTGTTTCCCATTCTTTTTCAGTATCTTTTAAAATCGGCGCATAATAAAAATTAGATACACCAATCGCAATACCTGAAACGCCAGTATCCGCAAAGTGTTGTAAGTTTAATTTTAAAAATCTTGGTGCTTGTTTCAATTTTTCAATCATTTAATTTTCCTCCAATTTCATTGATAAAATCGAGCCTTTTGCTCTTATAATATGTCTGAATGACATGACGTCACTTTCGTATAACGGTTCTCTATAGTAACTTTGAAAATTCGCTTTCTTTAGCGACTCTACTATTTTTTCAGCCTGTTCATTCGGTTCATCCTCAGACCACCAAATATCAATTTGATAATTATACTCCCTAGTAAATTCACTATCATCAGCGTATTCATCAGGGTTAAATGGTAGTGGGTATATCCGCACAATTGGCTTATTGGTTTTTTCGTGAAAATGGTCATCTACTGTATAGTTAAATACATGTGATTCTTCTGTAACATTTTCTTTAATAATTGTATTTCTAATCAAATTAGTAATGTTAATCATTTTTGCAACCTCTTTGCAGTAGCAATCATTGTTTTTAAAACTTTATCTTTACCCTGTTTCTCAGTTTTGGTTATGAATAGTTGCGGACTTTGGTACATCGTTCCGAACTCTGTTGCATGAATACGATGAGAAACACCTTTTGTATAACCTACTGTAACTATTTTCTCGCTTGAGTCTCTATCTGTTTTCACATTAGAGACACCTATATGTTCGCGAGCGTGTTTTTTGGTGTCAGCGAAAGGTGTATTACTTTTTAAAAGTGGGACTAATGACATAGCCCCAGCTTTAATAATCGCATTGCCGTTCAGATTCATTTTTAAAACTGCATTCTTTAAACCCTGTTCAATGGTGTTTTCCTCAATTTTAGCTCCCACTATATAACCACCTCACCATACACACGTAGATAAGATTTATCTTGATAATCCGATTTAACATACTTAATGTTATATCTTTGGCTTTCGTGCGTAATGTAATGTTTGTTTGAGGGTTTATAATCGCCTCTAGGATCTCTGATAATAATAGTTTTTATAAATTTACTACCTGTATTCAAGTTGGTCTGTGTATCAGATTCTTTAGCTTCTCGTATACATGCATAACATGAATATAAAACTTTCGACTTTGGTTTTGCTGGATTACCATTTACTCGTTCGCTGATATCTTGGCAAAAATCGACACGCTCAGTTAATTTGTTTGAATTAAATTTCATCTTCTTCACTCTCCAAATATCGTTCAAATGAATCTCTCAACTTATGAACAGTACTTAAAACCATATGAGGTGCAAGTGATAAATTTCTATCCTGATAAGCGATACGATTTTCAAAATAATAATTAGCCAAAGGGTATACAGCACGAGTAAAAAGAGGGTTACTTTTAAACCAGTCTTCGTATTCAATATAATCATCTGTAACAGCACTGACTATTTCATAAAAAGCCCAACTATAATAGGTTTCTAGTAATTTATCTTCAGAGTTATGATCTATTTTGCAATGCATTTTTAGTAACTTTAGTTCAGTGGTTGTCAATTGCATCAAATCACCTATTCTTCTTTGACACGTTCTAGTATTACACCGTGTTCTTTCAGCTTTTTGTTGACATAATCAGCACGCTTTACTGTCATTTCAACATGTTTACCGCTTTCCAGATATTCCCCTTTTTCTAAGTCAGTATAAGATTTCTTTACTTTGAACATCGCCATAAGCTTTCACCTCTTTATATATTTTTTAATAGGTACTTACGCTTCTAAACTAACGTCTCCAACATTTTTCGTATCTTCATAATTAATAACAATTGCAGATTTTTCATCTAAGATACGGCAATCTTGACGTACAGCTACCATTAAACATTCACCGAAATGCATGTAATCTGTCCAGCCAGCTTGATATTGTGAACGGTCAAACAATACAATTGCATCTTTTAGATTACCGAAAATCAATGTCTCGTTTGCTTTTTCTCCTAACATTTCATCTGGTAAGATTTCAACTTTAGCACCTAGTAAACGTTGTTGCGTTTTTTCTTTAACATCTGGTTGAATTAAGTAATTTCCGTTTTTGTCTTTCATCTTATCTAACTTAGCAAACATTGTTTGAGATACAATAGCAATATTGTGCTCGTAATTTGGTTTGATGTTAAGGTTAACAGCATCTTTCAACCCGTCGATACCTTTTGCAGCAACTTTTTCTAATTTTAATTGCTTGCCACCTTCTCCTTGAGAACCATTTTTCAACACATCAATAATTGCTTGATTACGCGTTGCAGCAATTGTGCGCGCCATCCATAATTTCAATTCTTGTAGTACATTAACTTTGCTATCTTCAATAGATTCACGTGAAATACGGAAGTAACCACGATGCGTTTTAATGTCATAAACCAATTGATAAAACGGTTTAACCGCTAATTCTGGGTTTTCAGCTAATTCTTCAACTTCAGGAAGTGCAGCAACAGATGATTGACGTACAACTGGATACTTACCTGAACCGCTAGGTGCTTTTTTAACTGTGACATACTTATCTAAATTAAATTCGACTTCTTTTAACGTAAGGATATCTGTCACAATCTCTTCCGGAATTAATACGAAACCAGAATCCGTTTTCAAAGAACCGCCTTTAATAGTATTTTCATCACGAGTTTCAAGGTATTCTGAAAAGTCTCTAACTTCTTGTGATGTTACTTTTGTATTTTGAATCGAAATACCTAATTCGTTTATATTCGCTTGTTGTTGATAAGAACGCGCTTCGTTTACAACAACTGGTTGTGGGTCATCCTCTGAACCCCCGTCTTTTTCTTTTAATTTATCTAATTCTTCTTGCTTTTCTTGAATTTGAGAACGTAAATCAGTAATTTCTTGTTCTAATTCTTCTGCTCTTTCTAACTCATCGTTATTAAGCGCTCGCGTTGCATACTTAACTTTCAAATCAATTTGTCTTTTGATGTCTGAAATCTCAGATCGTAACTCTTCTTTTGTTTTCATTTAATTTCCTCCTAAAATTGGCATAAAAAATAGACATCGCTATATTCAGCATGTCCAATGGTTGTATTTGATAATGGTGTTCAACTTCACCAAATCTTATTTAATATTGAATGTTTCTTTAGTCTTAATTCTAATTCTTTTTTACGTTGCTCTTTTTTAATACTTTCAATACTACGTAATGCAGGTTTAACATCCGTATCTTTATACGCTGGATAAGTTACTACAGAGACATCTGTAAGTTTACGAATTGCTGTCAAAGTGCGTTTGTAGATGTTTTCTTGTTCATCAAAACGCATTTCATCGCCTTTGTCGTCAAGCATGAAACCAAACGAACATTGATTAATGTTACCTACGCGCATGTTCTCGTATAAATCACGCGCAAATGTTGTATTTGGCAACTTACAACGATATTTAAGTCCGACATCGTCAGTTTCGAGTTGCAAAGTACCTGACTTTGTCCTACCGATTATTTGCGACGGGATATGATCTACTAAACAACGTACATCAGATAAATCAGTGTTTTCTAAAGCGCGACGCGAAATCGTTTCTTTAAAGCCACCAAGATTTTCAGACCAAGTGTCGAACTTTAAGGCATATCCCTCGATGACCATTTCATTATCATCGTTTGAACGTACTTCAATAATGTTACCAACTCTCGTTTCCTTACTCATTTTCCTCACCTCCTCTTTAGAAGAATGTTGCTCAAAATAATCATGTATGCGTTGTTTGAATATTTCTTTATTAGGCCTGCTGTCATCTTTTTCAAGGCGATTCAAACATTCCTCTTCCGTCGCTTCAACCTCTTCAATATCATAGTCACAATTTTCAAGTTGACGATTTAACGAGTCAGTCATATTGCACGTCAAAAGGTAAAAATTTTCAAAATCTTTATTTGTTTGAGAATCATTTATAAATATTTTTCTGAAACCAGCGATTATATGTTTAGCATTTTCATTATGATCATGAATATCTAAATGAGTAATAGCACGTTGCACCAAATCCCAATCAAACACTACATCCTTGTCTGATAATCTCTTTTGAACCATTGTTGATTTGCCAGCACAAGGCGGACCTTTGATCACAATTAATTTAGCCATTTTCATCATCACCTTTCAGCTTATTATCAATGCGTTTTGATTTATTCATTTGATATTCATCCACCAGCGCAATATTCACATGATTCAAATCAACCCTGTGAATACTTCCGTAACCATCTGGAATCGGTGCCAAGCCATCTCTTTGTCTTATTTCATCAATATTCATTTTTCCTGAACCAATATTGATTTTATCGATTTCAGCTTGCGTTTTTTCATCAACCACACGTATTTCAGTGGTGTCAAATTTAAATTCACGGTTCACATCTTCGTGTTCGTTATTAAACTTGAAATTCAATTCCGCACAAACACAAGTGATATAAGGTTTTAACGTTGAGAGATAATCAAGGTTTGCGTCAGTGATACTCATATTCGAAGTTTCTATACCGAATTTATGCAAAGGAATACCAAACACACCTGCTATCTCTCTTGTAGATGATTTATTTTCTCTAATAAGCTTTAAAACTTCTGTATCAACCTCTAATTGGTCAAATGTCATAGATTCATCTAAAACAACGACTTTACCAGCTTGTTTTGTCCCGCTAAAAGCTTTGTGAAACTCCTCTCTTGCTCTATTTCTTGCAGTCTTATTTTCCAGAACGCCTTTCATCTTCAATATACCGCCCGCATGCGTACCGTTACGTAAGAAATTATTGAGGAAATCCTTGCCGTTATTATCAGATTCAATAGTCCTACTTAAAGTATCTAGTAGTGATAAACCGTTTATACCGTCTAAGGAATAAAATTTAACATCTAGCATGTCACTGAATTTAATATTACGTTGAATTCTTCTACCGTTATCATCTACTCTTTGGTGAAAATAATAAGGTTGCCCTCTTCTGTCTGACTTCAATTCAACTTCTGAGGTTTTCCTAAACGTTAAATTTGTTGGTTTACCGATTTTATCGCGAGCAATCTCGACATATCCATGTGAAGTTAATAATGCGCTGGCAAATACAACTAACTTGAAAATATAACCGTTATACATCGGATTAGGACGATTGTTCAATAGGTTTACAATCTTATTGCCATAATCAATTTGTCCATTCGATATTAACCTAATTGGCATACGTGCTAAATCAGATGCAATCATCATAACTGCAGTAAATATATCGCTATGTTTAATAGCTTCTATACCCTCATATTCGCGTAGTTTTGTTCCTTGAAAGCCAGGTAACGTTTGTACCATCATTTGCAAATCTTCTTCGTTGTATTTTAAATCACGCATTTCAGTTTTATAAAAAATACCCAAGATCAATGCCTCCTTTCTTGATTGCTTTCATGGTTTAATATCAATGAAATAACTATTAAAATAATGCCAGTTGCTAGCAATCCCATGTTCTGACTAAAAGTTTTATATATAGAGATATTCACAATACATAATCCTAATAAAAAAAGGATGCTAACTAAATTAGCAACCAATAAATGAAAGACATCAGTTATTTTATTTAAATTCATACTGTCACCACCTTTAAAACCCAAACTCTTCACTTTCGTATATTTTTGTCCAATCTTCTTGGAACTCATGCATTCTTGCTTCAGTAAAAGCAGTTATTATCGAAATAATAGGGTCTATTTTCTGTCTATTAATTTTCTTATTGATTTTTACATTATCCTCTCCATCTCGAATCAAAATAGCGTTATTGACTGCTGTTGTAAGTAATGTATTATCACTATGTTGTATTCTTTTGTCTGCAACCCACATTCTAAATTCTTTGATCGATTGCGATAACGCTTTAAAACTCTGTCCCACTTCAATAAGCGGCCAATCTAAATGCATAGATTCAATGGTTGTAACAAAACTTTGAGCATTCCACGGGTCATAACAGACGGCTTTTACGTTTAAATCATGCGTTTCTATAAAATCAATAATGAATTCTATAACTTGTTTATAATCTATCATTCCGCTTTCTGAGCGAGTTGTTTCTGCTTCGCCTTTTTCAATCACTAAATTATAATTTATTTTATCTCTTTTAATCTTCTGTTCTAAATTAGTTCTTAAACCTATAAAAGAATGACTATCTAAAAACACACTTTTATTATCAGTAGGGAAAATAAAACCTACAGAGGTTAAGTCGTCCAGCCTTGATAAATCGACTCCTATATAAACATCTTTACCTTTGATATCAGGTGTATTTGTTACTGCTTGTTCCCAATCTGTTATGTCAAGAAGACTATCTTCTCTTTGTGCTTGCCACAGATTAAAATTTTTAATTAATATTTTGTGATACGACGTACCTTTTTCTAATTCATCTTGTATATCAGACTTAATATTTTGTAGAATTGTTTTTCTATGCTCTTTCGATTCCAAAAGTGGCATGGCTTTTATCCACTTCGCTTCATCTTGAACCTCGTCTTGCGAATCCATTTCAGCACAATATACAAAATAATTATCAGCTTTAACTTTACCTTCTAAAATACGTCTAATATATTTGTACTCTTGATACATTTGACTGTTCAAATTATCCCCAGCTGTTGAAACAAGCAATGTCAAAGGGTTCTTTTGCAATGTCATACCCGTTTTAAACCTTGAATACATTTCATCGTCTGGCATACTTGCTAATTCATCTAAAATAGCAACTGTAGGGTCTTTACCATCAACCGCATCTGGGTTATTGGACAGAGGCGCAAACACCGAACTACTTAATACATCTTCAATGTCCGTCTTTCTTACGTCTGTTTTTTCACGGATAAGCTTACTTTTACTACGCATTAGGTTTACTTGTTGACTTGCCATCTTGAATATTGTTTGTGCTTGTTTATAAGTTGATGAAGCTACATAAATCTGTCTGTTGAACTTAGGGTATTGTCCGAAAAGTAATTCGTTTACAGACATACCAGATACAATCAAAGATTTACCTTGTTTTCTAGCCATACTTATGTAAGCTTTAGTAAACATCCTGTACTGACCTCTACGCCAGCCGTACAAACTACCAACAATAAACTTTTGAAATTCCATCAGTGGCATAGGTTCGTTTGTTTTGGGATCTGGTAGCATTTCGACAAATTCAATCGCTTTATTAGCCAAACGATTGTCCCAATAACAACCATTCGGCGGATTCTTTATAAAAGAAAGGTGACGTTTACACACTTGTATGTTTTTCTTACTTGCTAATATTTCACCTGAAACCACCTTTTTTGCATATTGAGTAACATAATCTATCATTAGTCATCACTCGCAAATTTCATATACGGGTCATCGTCTTCTTTTTCTTCAGGAACCATAATACGCAATCGACTATCGATAGTTAAACCTAAAGTATTAGCTGTTTGTTGCATTCGAATACCCGCTTTTTCTTTAACGTTGAACGCTGGATTGACCTTTTTGTTTCCTCTGTCGTCTTCTAACATCAAGTCTTCACGTTCTAAAATTAAACTTGCTTTAACAAAATCGCTATAAAAGCTACAATATTGTGCTAATTGCGCTTTATCTAGGTTTGAAATTGGCAATTCTTGCATGTGCGGTACAATTCTTAGGTATTCTTGTTTCGCTACTTCATCTAAAAAGTGTGGTGGTTCAGTATCAATTTTAGAAAATTTATTTAATTGAGCTTCTTGACGCTCTTTTTCAATAATTTCTTCTTTTGTATAATTCTTATTCGAATTTGACAAAAGCTTCTTCGGTCTACCCGCCATAAATTAGCACCTCCTATTAAAAAACTTAAATAAAGGGAATTCTTCGTTAGTATATATGGGCATCGTTTCGCGAGGCTATTATTACCACCCCCGTTATTTGATGCGGGGGACTTCCCTTCGTTCCTTTTTCGTCTTTTTGTTGTGACATTCAAAGCACAAAGGCTGCAAGTTTTCCTTTTCCAACCGTTTTGACCAATCAACTTTTGTTGGAATAATATGGTCAACCATTTGCGCTTGTCGTCCACACAATCTACAAATATAATCATTTTCCATCAGTACGATTCCACGCAATCTCTTCCATTGACTTGAGTTATAAAATCTTACATACTCTGGATCGTTTCTACGTCTCACATCATTGTAATTATCATTTACATATCGTTTGTGTTTATCACAATAACTTTCATTATGATTAATCAATGTGTTACATGTTGGATGACTACATCGTTTCATGATAGACAATGTACATCACTCCTTGTTCACTTTCTTAACATCTTGCATATTCACCTGTCTATCGTCTTCATCATTGCTAATTAATAACAAGTTTCCTATTACTCCATCGACATAATACTCACTACCATGTAACAATACTTTGTCGCCTTGCTTTATACCATTGTCCACATCGATAGATTGATTAGGTTTGTTCATCATAATAGCGTTAACACTATGACCAGCTATCGCATCTAAGTTAATACCTAGCACGTTAGCTAGGTTAGCTATATTCCATAACGATTCGCTAAGTTCGTTTATCATAATTCCTTTATCTATCGGCACATTACAAAACATATGTTGTTTAATTAGATCTGTGACATTACCTGTAGATTGAGATAATCCTAGACCGTAACAAGTAATAGATTCATTTAAATTCAATTCATCATTGTGTGTACGTGTAGCTATCTCTTGATACTTTGATATCTCCATTCTCCACCTCTTGTTTATAAAAATAAAAACCCTCACTTAATGTGAGAGTTCAAAATAAATATAAATGTTTTGCTACGCAGCTATTATAATAAAAAATAATATGTCATATCAAAATTAGTCCGATGTGTACGATTTGTACGATGTGTCCGAACTGTCCGATGTGTACGATGTGTCGGTTTCTTGTTGCAAGTTATAAAGTATATTTACTATATCTTTTACTCTAGAATAAAAATTGTCTCTGCCTATATCAAGAATGCTCATGATCCTATTATGGCTTTCTCGTTGTTTTAACATTTGTAAAATATGATAATCTTTTTCATTCGTGATGTATTCTTCATATTCATCAATGAACGCTATCTTCTTAATCAAGTAATCGTACTTTCTAAGCGCTTTGTTTTTGTTTATAACTTTCACTAAAACTTTATTGCTAGTCGTGCCTTTTGCTTTTGGCATCGCAGATTGATAACCATATTGTGCAATTGATGTACTTTCGTTATCGTAGACTTTACTGTCTATTATGTTCTTCATCCATTTGTAGTTATCTATCATTTCACGTATTTCTTTCCTGCTATACATGCAATACCTCCGATAATATAAATTACTTTTTAATATCGTTATTCATTCGCTTCAATTCAATCCTGTATTCTTCTAACCCGTTGTACCCTTTAGTTTTAACTACTTCATCAAGTAGATAATCATTCATATATCTAAGTGCTTGTATCTCTCTTGCACGATCACTATTAATACTGATACAAACTAATAGCAATATAGCAAATACAATAGTCATAGTAATCCACATCATTTAAATCTCCTCTTGTTTAAATTAATAATAATTCTTTCTTTTATCGAAGTTCTGTTTATTTTAAACTTTTGACTAAACTGTTCTTCAAATTTATCAAGATAAAGATTATAATCGTTTATTTTTCGTCGGTACTCTGAAGTGATAAAACTATCAATATGATTATAAGCTCTATTTTCATTCATTTTATTAATTATATTTTTTAAATAAGATATATCTTTTTGATATTCATTTATAATAGCAATTGTTTCCATAACAAAAGAAGGATTAAAAAAAATCTGATTTGTACTAAATTCATTGTTGAAACTCATCTTAAAATCTTCCATTGCCTTAACTCTATTTGATAAATTAATCATTTGTCTAAATCCAATAACATTTTCATACGCTTTTTTACTTTGCTTATCTAAATTATTAAAGACTTCAATATCAAAAAAATCTAAAAATTCATGCTGTTCTGTTGGAATAATATAAGCTCCAATCATCTTTTTAGCCTTTTTAAAACAATCTAAATATATCGGATATATTTGTTCTAAATTGATTTTTTTACGTTGTAAGTTAGAATCTGTAAAATACCTAAAAATCTCTTTAACTGAATAAAGCACAACACCTCCTGCTAAAGTATATATGCTTCCTATTATTTGCTCGTTCATTTTTATCTACCTCTTTATAATATTTTCTGAAAAGGAATCTATAATTTTATACATACCAAAAATTCCTAATGCATTTATTATCACTCCATCATCAATAATATATATGGATATTAAGAAAGCAAACAGCAAAACGATCAAATCATAAATAAATATTCTCATTATTCACTTACCTCCGCTCGAAAGACGTAATCACTCGGCACCTCTACATCATCATTAGCCGTCATCATAATATATACTTGCTCCGTTACATACTTACCTAGCTCATACATTGCTAGTAAGAATATTAGTCTTAATATTTGTTTAATCATCATTGTCATCTCCTGTATCAATCAAAAAAAGTACCTGTCTCAACATACTCTTTAACTGTTGTTCATTTAGACTGGCTAACATAGGGCTGTAAAATTCACTATCTTCATCTTTAACAGTTTTAATAAAACAGCCTTCAATCTCAGCTTTTTCTTCTGGCGTTCCATTTTTATACGTCTTAAATACCTCGGTGTGCTTTTCTGGTAATTTCATTTTAGGTGTATTAAACATTATTATCTCCCCTCTTTAATGATTTTATTTCTTTTCGAACGAAGAACCTAATACTTCTTCACTAGGTCTTTCGAATAAGGTCACTTTAGAATTATTAGTGTAGTAAACAATAGGTGTATTTTGTGACTCATATTTCTCTTTCGCTTCTTCTTTACTCTCCGCCTCAACAACTGTAAACGTCTGATTATCTCTAGCAGCAGTAAAATGTTCATGTGGTAGTCCTGATGAATCTTTGAATGTTGTGACTAAGTATTGTGTCATTCCTCATAGCTCCCTTGAACTTGTTTGATCTTACTCATAAAAAACATTACTAAAAATGCTATTAAGATATGCGTCTTTTGATGTTTATAAGCAAATGTAGATATCATAAAGATAGTAGCAAGCATTAACATTTCATATATGTTTGTGTGTATAGTCTTTTTACTCTTAAGAAAAATAATTGCTATGCGATAAAAGAGATAAACGCCAAACCCTATTAAAAATATTTCTAACATGTCGCTCACTTCCCCAAAACCTCCTTGACTCGATCTAAGATGTCTTTACACGTATCCTTTTCCTGCGTCTGCTGTTCCATCTTGTCTTTCATGATTCCTTTTCATTTTCTTTTTGTATGCGTCAATGAGTTGGTCGATAGAATAGTAAGTATTGGCGTACAAAAACGGCATTATTAAAACTTGTACAATGCTATTATCAATACCTTTTACAAATTGTTCTGTTAGTGTATGCATTACATGAACAAAATAAACTGAATGTAGTTTAGGTAAAGTAACTTCATTTTCAATCAAATCAACCATAACCTCAGTAGTTTCTTCCAAATCTTCTTCATCAACAATAGTCAAAGTTAATTGCAAACTGAAAGCTAAGTAATCAGCAATCTCATCTAATTGTGTATCTAATGGCTTACCTGGTTGTTTCTTCCAATTTTTAAAAAACTCAAGTGTGTTAACCCACTCCGCAAATTCAATAATCATACTAGCTACTGTGTCATTTAAATTTCTAGTCGGTATTCTATCGTCGAACTTCTTTTGTATTTGTAATAACTCTTGTAACTGATCAATTGTTAATGTGTTAGTCATTTTCCTTGTTCCTCCTCATATTTATAGACAACTTGCCCCGTCATAATCCCTACTGCTTCATCAAGTTCAATACCTTCTTTAACTGAATGTTGAATAGCATTTGTCATTCCCTCAAGTATTTCATCAAACGCTTGTGCTTTCTTATACACGTCCTCAATCTCTTTTATCAATCCCTCTGTGTCATTGCCGTTATACGCACTAGCACTGATCACTGATTGTTCTATTTGTTCACGGTTATCCATTTGTGTCATCCTCCGTAAAAATTTTATTGTTTAATTCCATCCCAAATTTAACTCTTTCATCATCGTTGCCGAATTCGTTTATTAAATCTTTTTCAACGCTCTTGCAATACCTATCCCATGCGCTTGCTTTCTTCTCCAGTTCTTTGTTACAATCTCGTAACTTCGCTATATCCCCAATAAGCTCATCTCGTTGCTTCTTGTACTCTTCACGATCTTTTAATGCTTTGTGAAGTTTATCTAATAACTTGTTAAAGTTAGTACAAAGATTTTTATATTGTTCATCTGATAAGGTGAACGTCATCTCATAACCTCCAATAGCATCTCATTTTCAAAAATATTTCCAACAATTTCAATAATATCGTCATTTTCACTTAGTAATTCAGTTACATTGCTAAAAGTTATATAAAAGGCTCCTTCTTTAAACTCGATAAAACTTACTTCTCTCGAATAACAATCTTGAACAATATCCCCTTCATAAATCTCCACACCGTGCACATCTTTAAATCCTGTGTATTGTAATAGTTTTACTTCATTGAAACTTTTATAACCTGTTGAAATCAAAATGTACCCACTATTAAAATCGATTTCGTCAATAATACTCATAACTTTTTTATCTTTATCCCAAGCTTTAAATTTCAACATCATTCTACCAACTCCCCATCTTTCCAAATCAATGTCATCGTCATGTCATCGTTTAAGATATAGAATGCTTTAGTAGGAAAAATATTGTCGTCTTCAAAACGTTCGTTCAAACTGATACCTTTGTGTAATGCGGATTTATAGACTCCTTCTTGAATCTCATATACCTCTAACAACCTATCAAACTTAGTCTCTTCCGTTACTTCTTTTTCAATATCAACTATGAAGGGGATATCAATTGGAATAAAACTTGACGTCGAACACTTATTTGTATTTGGATGAAAACGAACGAATCCATCACTAAATCCTGTTGAAAAAAATATTTTTCCTTGTGATAACTCCGGATTACTTCTAGCCCATTTAATTAATTCATCTAATCTCATTTCTTTTTTAACTTTGATTTTCATCATTTCCATCTCCTTAAAATAAAGTTAGTTGCTTCTGTTCCTCGTATTCCAAACCATGTTGCTTTATATATGTTTCGAGCTCTTCGGTTGTATCAAATGTCTTTTTCACGCCTTGCCAGCCTGGTACGATATGCCCGTGAAAGTAATAAGTGCCATTCACTACATGGATATGTGCCACTCGTTCGTTATCCTGATACAGATATCTCTTAGAGCCGAAAAATTGGTTTAAGTATTCTTTACATGCGCTATCGGTTTTAGGCATTTATACTTCCTGCCACTTCTTGAACATTTGGTTATAAGTATTATCAAACCAGTACGGATCACGTGAATGTTTTTGAGGTACATTAAACAAATGTGGCTTCTTTCTTCTTAGCTCAGCCTCTCTCTTTCGCTCTCTTTCCAATTTGCGTTCGAGTCTAGCTTGTTCCAGTCTTTCTATTGTTTTCTTTTCTCTGTACTCACTTAAACGCGTACCTTCTGGTGCGTCCATTGCTTCATGTAGTTCCCAACCGTCTTTTACTCTTTTAGAAACCATTCCAGGTGTTATACCGTGACTTTCTATTAATTCCATTTCAAATTTACTGAACCTATAAGGTTTATCATGTATCCTTACAATTCTTGCTGTTTTCGCCATTTATTCCACCTCTACATTTACATTTCTAATTTTTAAATTGTCATACTCTAGTATTTCGTTAGGATTGTTATATAAGTAATCTGCCAGCGTTTCTTTTTCATCATCCACATCATCAAAATGCTGATATTCAACTTCTGTAGGTATCCTTATATCAATCGTTGCATTTATATATGCTTGTTGTTGCATTAGATCACTTCATTTCTCTTTTTCTTTTACGTCTGACTTTCACTAAGTCCTCATATACCATCCATTATTGACCTGTGTATTTAGGCGCTTTACATATCCACGTTAAATTCACATCTCTATACTGATATCTGAATATCTTCGCTTTGATGTTGGCAACTTCAGTCGCCTTACCTTTAACGTCTATAACTTCAACCAGTTTCCCTTCCTTCCACAAAGAGAAATCGGCTATATACGTAATCGGTCTTTGTTTCCCGAATTTAGGTTGTAATTCAAATTTCGGTTGTATTTCGATACAATCATAGTTAGTGCCATTCATATTACTTTCTAAATATTGGTAATATTCACACTCTACTTTGCTATCAAATACAATTCCTTTGTACTCAACTTTCTTAGCGTTGTATTTACTCATCGTCCACCTCTAAATATCAAATATCGTTGCTTGTAATCCTAGCTCTTGCTCATATAAAAGACCGTGAGCGCCTTTAAATCGTTTTAGGTCACTATCAGTCATAATTTTCTTTTCGTCGCTGAAATGGGCTCCTGTGAGCGAATAAACTTCATTTACGTTGTCTTTATACTTGATGACCTTAATATCTTCTGTGCCATCTTCTCGGTATAAGTAATATTTTTCTTTCGGCATTTTTAACACTCCTTAATATTCGACGATAGCGGGGCGTGTATGACGTTCTGCAAGTTTTTGGATAAATAGGTCGTACAACCTATTTTCATCGCCCTGTGCCTCGTCTATGAGTTTCTGAGCGTACATATCTGAACACTCAAGTTTAGTTTTTAAAAATTCTTTGGTTACCATGCATCTCGCTCCCTGAAATCGTCTCCGATTACTCTTACTTTTCTCGCATTGTGTTTCATTCTTGAATTGATACGTTGCCAGTTCATATTTTGATTTAGTTCTTTATCACTAAAGTTAGTTGTAAAGATGTTGTTTTTACCTACTCTGTTATCAACAATGCTGAAAAGTTTATTTAAAGTGTGCTCTGTGTTTTCTACACCCATATCATCTAGTACAAGTAAATCAATATCACTTAGCAATCTGACTAGCTCGTCTGTAGTTTCAACTGCATTTTTGTTGTATGTCGCTTTGATACGATCCATCAACATTGGTATGTGCATAAAAGCAACTGTATGCCCTTTAGATTTGACTGCTTTTGCGATAGCGTATGCTAGATGGCTTTTACCAGTTCCATATGAACCTTGCAATATTAATGATTTTGGTTCTTTTGTAGAGAAACCCTGTACATACTCTATTGCTGTTTGTTTAGCTTTTACTTGTTTTTCATTTTGTGGCTTATAGTTGTTAACCGTTGCATCTCTTAATGACGGATTAACATTTGATTGATTGAATATGTTGTTTATCTTCCGTTGCTTGTTTCGCTTATATTCCTCATAAATTTCACACTTGCAACCATCTTTATACTCGTAACCATTCGGGTGTTTTTTAGTAGGAGCGAACTTATATAAGTCGTATTCACTGCCACACCTCTTACATTTCAATCCCTTTTCGACATGAGTAGGTTGATATTTTTTCAAGCTTTCGTTTATCTTTTCGCTGAATAGTGGTTTCATAATGTCCCCCTAATCCCAATAACTTTCGTCGTACTTCATACGTTCCAATTGATCTATGCCAGTTTCTTTAATCTCTTCGCTATAATCATTCATATAGCTTTCATTAGTTAAGAACGTTTTGGGGTACTTTTGATATTGTTTGTCTGTAATAGTTTTTAAATACTCTCGAGTGCCTTGCATGATTTGTTCAAAAGAATGTTTCTTTAAGCATGATTTGAATTTAGTAAAAGACATCTTCTTATCTTTCTTCTTGTCGTAAAGTTTCCACCATTCCTCAAATTGCTCATGCGTAACGTCAGTTGCGCTATTAATTGAACTTAAGTTCTTATCTATATCTTTTTCTTTATCTCTTTCTAATTCTTTATCTAATTCTTTATCTTCTTCTGTTGCGTGACTGTCACGTGACGTCACGTGACCATTTAGCAATTTTCTGTTGTTTTCTCGTTGCTTTTGTTTCCTCAACCTGTTCTGCGCCCTGATTTTCTCGAGTCCTTCAATGTTTTGGTGCTTTTCCCAGTTTGTCACTTTTATGACACCATTAACTTTTTCAATCATGCCTAATGTCTCAAAAGTTTGTATTGCTAACCTTATCGAGTTGATAGGTCGGCTAAACTCATTTGCTAACATTTCTTCGTTGTACGGCAAATTTTCAGATAGCATAATGTAACCTTGTTCGTTGTACTTTCCTGATAAAGTTAGCAACTTAACCCAAATAGTTATGATCGTATCTCTTTCGGGTAAAGCTTCGATATATTTGATTTTGCTGTCATCAAACATGCCAACTTTAAGTTTTATCCACGATACTTCTCCCATTGTTTTCTCCTTTCAGCATTTTGTTGAGCCTCTCATCAACTTTTATCCACGAGTCATGCAAGTGATATTTATCATCAAACGACTTAACGCCAATCGCATGTTGCTGGTTATGATGTTCGCGACATAACGCTAATACATGTTTGTTGTAGTGATTCATTTTGTTTCTGTTCATTCCTCTGCCGACTGCTTCATAATGTGCCAGGTCTGCGTGAGGCTTTCCGCATATTACACAGTTGCGGTTGATTGTAGCCCAATATAATAACGCTTTATCTTCGCTTAACAACTTACTCGTTTCTACACTCATAGGTATTTGATGATGAAACATAAACGCTATAATCAGTTCTATTAACTCCCTTGCAACTTTCATAGAACAGTCGCGCAGACTGATTTCTTCATAACCTTTCATAATTTCCAATTCTGTTTGTAATAATTTTCTAGTTGATTCCACCGGTTCTCCCCAGTGAAGTTCTATATCTCTACACATTGCGAATATTTTTTTGCGTTGTTCTATAGATAGTTTTTTATTATCCGGAACCTCTACTTCTGCTTTTAGTGGATATCCGTTTTCTAGTAAGTCAATGTGACTTTGTTCAAGTTCAACACCAGTAGCAACGACGGAATAAGTGCCGTCATTGTCTTTCTGGTATCTTGTAATGTATTGCATTTAAACCACACCTTAAAACGCTAAATCTTGGTCGTCATATCCAAATTGGCCACTGCTTTCAAATGGATTGCTTTGTTGAGACATTGATGTTTGTTGTTGTGCCCCGTTATTTTCTTCAGCTTTTTGCTTATCTGTCTTCGGAATAGGTTTGTTAACAACATCATCGCCCTTTTTGTAAGGTTTAATAAATGAAAAATCCGTAAAATACTTACCTTCATCTTCATTGAATTTCCATTTCAATACCAAGTGACAAAACTTACCAATAAGATCATTGGTATCAAAATCTAAGCTAGGAAGATTTAACTTAATACCTAATCGAGTAACTAATTCAATCAATTGTTTTTCTTGGAAATCATATTTATACGGCGGTACAAATTGATTATGTTTATATTGTTTGCCTTCATCATTTTCAAATACGATTGTGAAATATCTATTTTCTCTATCATTGAATTCAATATTTTTAACTTTCACTGTGAATTCTCCAGCTTGAAACCCTGCTGAGCCGTTATAAAACTTTTCTTGATTTGTTTCTTTAGTAAATTGCGCTTGTCCTGTGATTTTCATAATTAAATACCGTCCTTTTTAGTTTTTTTATTAGTTTCCATTTCTGATTGCTTGTACTACGTCGTTAATACTTGGATTAATGAAACGTTTGTTGTTAATTTTAATGTTGCTTGAGTGTCTTATCTTTGTCTCGAATAAGTTTGATGGTTCAGCGTTAAGAACATATTGATAAGCTTTTTCGCCGTCTTGCTCATGTTCTTCTATTGTCATTCTTGCTAACACATCAGATTGACTGATGACCGCTTTTTTTATTTGATCTTGTGCCTCTATCGTGATTGTTGGATTGATAGTGCTACCCTCATCATCTTTGTCTTTGTTAATTCCCTCGTGTCCACTTATAGCAAGATGGAATTGATAATGTTCTTGTAATTTAGAAATATAACGATAAATACTTACAATGCGTGTAGCACACTCGCCCCAATCATTAAATGTTGGTTTCTTTAATTTTCCGTCCATGATGTCGTCCATAGTGATATCACGTAGCTTTTGGATTGTTTCAATCACTACAACATCAATTTGTTTTCCGTTTTCTCTTAGTTGTTCAATAATTTTAGGCAACATTTTAACCACTGCACTAAAATGCTTATAATTCTTAATCTGCACAACTGCCCCATCTTCTGTTACCGTTGTTCCGTCCTCATTTATATCTAGTACTAAGGCATTGTTATCTTTTGTTAAAAACGTAGTTTTACCAGTACCGAACTTGCCGTATATCGCAAATTTATAAAACTTGTTTGCATTTTGTTTGCTGATGTCTTTTACATCTAGTTGCGTTAAAATATCGACATCTTGATTAGTTTGTTCAGTCATGTTCTACCTCCTCGTACTCAATTGTTTCTGTCACTGTTTTCTTGATTGCTTTGTGATAATCCATATTGATACTCGCTTCTTCCATACCGTTAAACTCCCTAGCTCTATTTCTATTTGTGGAGTAACTAATATCTGAATTGTTATCAGTTGGTTTGTTAGTTATATAAATTGGCATATCCCTATGACGAATGATATAAGTTACAGTCTGCTTCATAGCAACCTCCTACCATTTCATGACTAAGTTAATTAGTCTGTCATAATCATCTGCGTTTTCTTCAATCCATTCGTAAATAGATTGATTTAATATGTCTAATGCTGTGTATAGATCGTTCTCATTAGTTATGTTTATGCCGTCGATAAACTTATCTTCTAAATCTAAGATATTCACCAGAATGCTGTGGTCCTTCTTCTTAACTGCTAATTTAAAATCAAATCCGTCTACATTAATTACCTTCTGACATACATCGCCTATTTCGTAATACATCTTGACTTCCTCCGTTTTTCGTTTTATATTTAACTTGAAATTTTTCTTAAGTGCTTGATACTGTTACTTGTTGGCGCAAGTAGCAGTTTTTTTATTCTCCATAAAAGTATTCCTTATAAAATATGAATGTCGCTATACTTGCGAATCCCGCGATTGACCATGCTGTAGTGAAGTACAGCAATGGCATGAGTACAATCGCTAAGACTGTGAAGCATAGTACTGCTAATAGGTAGCTTTTATATGTGTCGCTCATTTAATATCCTCCTAACACCATTTTTTATGCTTTCTGATCAAATACTCTTCCAATTTAGAAATATTAATCAGAGTGCCTGTTGGTGAATAATCAATGTATAAATTTTCTACACCTAAATTATCTTTGCGGTAATATTTCAACCAGTTGTATACTGTACTTCTACATACTCCAAACAATTGATGGATTTGTGTAGGTGTTGCGTATAACTTTTTCACAAATTTTTCTTCGCCTCTATATGTGTTTTCTGGTGTTGGTGGTACTATGATTTTTGGCATTTCTATCTTTCCTTTCGTGTATAATTTAGTTATCTCCTAGTGAAAGGAGGTGTATATTATGAAAAACTACTATCACCTTTTGTCTTTCGATGACGATTTAGCTAATGATGCAGCCAACGATCTGTTAAAAGAAGGTTGGGATATCGTTCATGTTGGTACAAAATTAGTTAAAATTTTGGATAATGGGCAAGCGTACTACAATACTGAATACGTTCTGGGCGGAACTAAAAATCAGTATGAAAAATATTTAGAAGATTGCCAGCAGTCCGAGTTAGATTATTTTTAACTTATGTTTTTCTGCGGTTATTAGCTAAATACTTTTGTTCTCTATCAATTAGGTAGAGAACTTTTTTAATTTCAGTGTAAGAAAACTTTTCTAGTTCAATACATTGATTAATTACAGACATTAAATTCTTTTGTTTATTATTTAAATTCTTCTTTTGGATTTTTAAAGAATAAAGTTCTTTCATATCTTCCATATTGTTTATGCTCCTTTCTGCTATACTCCTATTAAGGAGGTGAATTCGTATGAAGTTAAAACACGATTGCATACGTGAAGTTCTTTTAGTTATAGAGAGTGATTTAAAATTAAATAATGTTCTAGATAATGAAGACCTAGAAAATACAATTAAAAATTTCTCACGTGAAGACATCGAATACACTGTTAAACAATTGACCGGTGCAGGTTATATAGACGCTGAATTCTATATGGAAGGTTATTTTGTTAAACATATGAATTTTTCAGGTCACAACCTTTTGGATGATGTTAGAGATGTCGAAGTTTGGAGAGAAACTAAAGCTAAAGCGTCAAAAGTTTCTTCGGTTTCAATCCCTATAATTCAACAAATCGCATCGTCAGTCGTTAACAAGATGCTCGGGCTATAGTAATTTAAATTCAACACCGTCTATTTGAACGAACAGATTATCTAAGTCAGGTATTTTCTTTTTATATAAATCAAACCTTGATTTGATATCTGCTAATAAATAATGTTCCAAATTCCCAATTGATAATAGTCGTCTATTACCTTCTTCGTCATAGTAGTAATAGATGACTTTTTTGTTTTGAGCTTGCAATTAAACCTGCTCCTTTCGTGTATAATGTTGTTATCTCCTACAGAGAGGAGGTAAGGAATCTATATAAAACCTGTTATCATAGAATCGCGGACAGAACACCGAAAATCAGAGCCACAAGTGACAGAGTTAACATCAGTAAATAAGGTAAGTGCTCTTTCCAACCCCAAGGATGGTTTTTTAAAGAAGTTTTTATATCATTTAAAATCTTAAACATTTGAAATCCTCCTTTTTCGTCACTCTTTAATTGGAGTGGCGTTGATTTTTTTGTCTAACTTTTTCAATGCTAATTTGTAAATAACTGAAGCATGTTCGGTTTTAAAATGAGATTCAGCAATAATTTTCAATGTTTCTAATTTATTTCTTGCATCACCGTATGTGGTACTTTCTGATAGAACACCTTCTAAAATTTGTTGAACTCGATAATCTAAAAGTTTTAAGTCTTTATTGATGCATTGTTCGACACACTCTTCTTTGGTTAATGTGATTTGTTCCATAGTGTTCTCCTATTAAGATGTTTGTTTTTCTCCTAAAAACTTATTAACAAAGTATTGTTGTCCTTTGCCTGTTACTTTTGGTGTACGTGATACTTTACTTGAACCATCTGGATTATTAATTATTCGTTTTTTGATATCCAAGATTTTTAGATCCATACTCTTTTGAGTTGGTAAGTTATAACTTTCTCCACTCTTTTTAATGAGATATCCATTATTTCTTAACCATTTGAACAATCTGTTTTGTCCTATATCAACACCGTTTTGTTTAAGTATTTTCGCTAGTTCTCCAACAAGTATTGAATTATCACTACCAGCTACCGAGTCAGCGAATAATACTTTTGGTTTGTTAACTTCTACTTGCTGTTGTAAAAGTAAGTTTTGCTCTTTTTCTTTCTTATACTCAGTCAACACTGTAATGATGTAGTCTGGATCTTTTAATGTTTGTTCAATTACATTGTCTGTTGCGTATATACCGTGTTTGCGAATAGCTGGTAGGACATCTGATGTTACCCAGCGTTTGAATTTTCTAGCGGTTTCTCTAATTTTTTCGTTTTTGCTTTGTTTAGAAGCATCGAAGATTAGACTGTATAATCCTGATTCGTTGATAATGATCATATTTCTGTTTTGACCTGATGCACTAAATTGGTGCGTCAGCTTGTCCTCGCTATCAACATGATTTCTAATGGCATTGTCTGATCTTGCATATCCTAAAATCTCAGCAATATCTTTTCCTACAAAATAAGGTTCGTTTTCAATTTCTACTGTTCTTACTGGTAGCTCTTTAAAATTAAATGTTTGTAATGCTTGCATTTGAGTATCCTCCTTTTTCCTCAACACCCACATTCAGCAGACGGTTATCGCAATGACTATCGAATGTATTTAAACGCGGCTCATATCATCGCCAGCTCTCGCTCACATCTGCTCAATGTGGATGTTGATAAGCGTGGTTATATTAAGAAGTGAATGTTACTGATTCACTTTCCGCCACTCTGTTAAATCAGTAACTTTGTTATCGCTTTCAACACCGTTAAGCTTGTCTAACGCTTTCACTACTTTTTGGAACTCTTTGATAGCACTTCGTAGCTTTTTAGTAATTTCATCTTCTACCATTTCCAAACCAGCAAATGCGTCTTCGTTATTCATGCTTAGATGTTTGTTGAAAAGATCTCGAGTGTATCTTATTTCTTTAAGTGATTTATCATAAGCTTCAATTTGTCCTGAAAGGTTATGATATTTTAGTTGTAGTTTTACTAATTTTAATGATTGGTCTTGCATTTGTTATGTCTCCTTTAAGATGTTTGTTTGCGTTTCGTGTACTTTGTGGGTAAAAAAATATCTCCAATATTTTCGTCAAAAAAATCAGCGATAATAAACATCTCATCATTCTTAAATTGATGCTTTCCTAATTCTTTTAAACGATAACCTTCAGTTGATATATTCAAGAGGTTTGCTAAATCTTCTTGAGTACACTTTCTTTCTTTTCTCAACTTTATTAAATTCCATTGCATGTTGTCACCTCCCGCTTACAAAACCTACTATACACGATACGTGTACTTGAGTCAACATAAAAGTTTGCTTTTCGTGTATTTTTTTGTTGAATACCAAAAATAATTGGGTTATACTATAGGTAAATTTAAGGAGGTAAGAAAATGGATAAAAAAGAATTAGCGAAATTTATAGGCAATAAAATCAGATACTATAGAACCAAATTGAACTTAACTCAAGATCAACTTGGAGAAAAACTCAACACTAAAAAAGCTACTATTTCAAATTATGAGACAGGGTACAGAACTCCTAAACAAGATGATTTGTTTGAAATTGCTCATATTTTAAATATCAGTATCGATGATTTGTTTCCTACAAGAAATAATAAAAAAAACGACATCACTTCCATATACAACAAACTCACACCTCCCCGCCAAGAAAACGTACTTAACTACGCAAATGAGCAATTAGATGAACAGAATAAAGTCACTTCTATAGATGAATATAAAGAGTCTAAACTAGTATCGTATATTGCATGTGGTGCAACTGGTGCTGGCATAGGAGAAGAATTATATGATGACATATTGCATGAAGAAGTATTTTTTAAAGAAGACGAAACGCCATCAAATGCTGATTTTTGTATTTTAGTTAATGGTGATTCAATGGAACCTATGTTAAAACAAGGAACATACGCTTTTATTAAGAAAGAAGATTCTATTAAAGATGGTACAATTGCACTCGTTGTATTAGATGGAGTAAGTCTTATCAAGCGTGTAGATATATGCGAAGACTATATTAATTTGGTATCTCTAAATCCGAAGTATGATGATATCAAAGTCGCTTCGTTTAGTAATATTAAAGTAATGGGCAAAGTTGTATTGTGATTAATAGCGCCTATATGGCACTTTAATATAAAAGACGTCTATTTCAGCAGTGTTTAAAAGGAGTTTATAATGAAAATAACTAATTGCAAAATAAAAAAAGAAACTATAGTATATGAAGTTTTAACTAGTGGTAATCAACCATTCACTTATGAGTTACCTAAAGATTTATCGTCACATAATGCGCGTAAATACTTGGAATTTATTTCACAAAAAATAGATGGAGATAAGTTAACCAAAGAAGATTCATTATGATTTTACTAAACAAAAAAACGCCTACTAGTGTAGACGTTGAATGGTGGTGAGAATTTTATGGTAGATAAAAACAAAAAACAAGAAACTACTCGTAGTAACCCATTAAACAAAAGTTTTGAAAAGTCAGGCGCCAGCGAAAAATTAAAAAGCACTTTATCAGAAAAAGCTAAGAAAAAAGATTAGTATTCATTCATTAAATATAAATCCAATTTAATTTGTTGTTTAAGGTCTACAAGCGTATGTTTAATATACAATTCATCGTTTGACGGTAAATCAGATACTTTGAAATCTTGTCGCTCAACTTCTAGTAAATCGAAATCGCTACCAGCTGAATTATAGGTTTTAAGTTCACCCTCTTCAATGATTCTGTTTTCAAAGTCTTTTATAACTATAAATACTGGTTTACCGTTGTTATTAAACAACTTGTCTCTTTTGTCTAATAAGCTTATACAATCCAATTTCATAAACTTTCTGGTTATATTAATTAACCAGATAATAAATTTAACAATTAAAGGATTAAATACAAACACTGTTAAAACAAAAATAAATAGAAACAAAATATTTGCTTTTAGACCTGTAAGCAACTGAATTAAATTCAAATTTTTTAAATCAACATTATTAAAAATTATAAAACTATAAAACCATATCAAACATGTTTCAATAGAAAAAATCAATAATACAGGAGTATTGATAACCTTGTTTTTTTCACTAACTAAACCTATCATTGTTAGATATTTATATGGTATGTAACCTAAAACTCCTGTAAGAAGAAGCGCCCCTAGAAATTGAGTCATCTTATCACCTACTTTTTATTTTATTATAACACATTTAGTACCTAGTACTAAATTACGGGTAGCCCGACTACCCTTATTATTTTTTAATATTTTATAGAACATACGTTCTTGCAGGAGGTATAAACATGTGGATTGAAAAATTTAAAAACAAAAATAACGAAACTAAATACAGATACTACGAGAAATACAAAGATCCGTATACAGATAAATGGAAACGTGTAAGTGTTGTCTTGAATAAGAATACAAAGCAATCGCAAAAAGAGGCAATGTTTCGATTAGAAGATAAGATAAAAGAAAAATTGAATAACCAGTCATCAAGCATTTTAAAAACTTTGACTTTTCATACACTATTAGATGAATGGTTTGAATATCATACAAAAACATCTGGCTTTAAAGTAACGACGCTTGATAATTTGAAAACAAGAATCAAAAACATCAAAAAGAACAGTTCTCAAAATTTACTTTTAAACAAAATTGATACAAAGTACATGCAAACATTTATTAACGAATTATCAAACATATATTCTGAAAATCAGGTAAAGCGTCAACTTGGACATATGAAAGAAGTTATTAAATACGCCGTTAAATTTTACAATTATCCAAACGAACACATATTAAATAGCGTCACACTACCAAAGAAGAGTAAGACGATAGAAGATATAGAAAAAGAAGAAGCGAAAATGTATAACTATTTAGAGATGGAACAGGTAATACAGATACGCGATTTTATACTGAACGATAATAACATGCAGTATAGAGCTCGTATTTTAGTTGCTGGGGCTGTTGAAGTTCAAGCTTTAACAGGTATGCGCATAGGTGAGTTATTAGCGCTCCAAGTTAAAGATGTAGACCTCAAAAATAAGACGATCGATATTAACGGTACTATTCACAGAATCAAATGTAATGCTGGATTTGGTCACAAAGATACTACTAAGACCGCAGGTTCAAGAAGAAAAATCGCCATCAATTCAAGGATAGCAAATGTATTGAAAAAAATAATGTTAGAAAATAAAAAGATGCAACAATGGGAACCAAGCTATGTTGATAGAGGGTTTATATTCACAACTTGTCAAGGAAATCCTATGCAAGGCAGTAGGATAAACAAACGATTGTCCTCAGCTGCAGAATCATTAAATATAAATAAAAAAGTTACTACTCACACACTAAGGCATACCCACATAAGTTTATTGGCGGAAATGAATATATCGTTAAAAGCAATTATGAAAAGAGTAGGACATACAGATGAAAAAACGACTATAAAGGTATATACCCATGTAACAGAGAAAATGGACAGAGAGTTAGAGCAAAAATTAGAAAAACTTGTGTACTAAAAGGTATCTGCCCTTTTTCTGCCCTTTTTTATTTTTAAAGACGCTACAAATCCTTTGTAACAACTGATATTAAAGGCTTTTTAACACAAGTTAATCCCATCCTTGTATGAT